CAGGTGATGCTGGTCGTGCTGTTGACTACGACGCTCGTCGCTGCGATGCCGCCGAACGTCACGGTGCAGCCGACCGAGAAGTCCGTGCCTGTGATGATTACCCCAGTCGGCGGACTGATGTAGTCGCCGCTGCTGGGGCTGCACGAGGTGGGGTTGGGGCCGTAGAAGGTGAAGCCGTTGACCAGGTCGCCGCTGTTCCCGTCGGTGTCAGTGACCACCACGTCGCAGGGACCGACCGAGCCGGTAGTGGGTGTGTCGCAGGTGATACTGGTGCTACCCACCACCACGACGCTAGTGGCCGCGTTGCCGCCGAACGTGACCGTGCTCCCGCTCGTGAAGTTGGTGCCGGTGATCGTGACCGGTGTGGCGTTGCCGGCGTTGCCGACGTTTGGGCTGCAAGAGGTCGGGTTGGGACCGGTGTAGTCGTAACCGCTGGACAACGTGCCGCTCGCCGGTGGGCTGTCGGCGTTGGTTATGACGACGTCGCAGGGGCCGGTGACCCCGGCCGGCGTCACGCAGGTAATGCTCGTGTCGCTGACCACCACCACGCTCGTCGCAAGGTTGCTCTGGAAAGCCACAGTGCAGCCTGAAGAGAACGACACCCCTGTGATGGTGACCGGTGTGCCGCCGACGGCCGGGCCGCCGGTGGGGCTAATCGAGAACGGGTTGGGCGTGGGGTAAGTGAAGGTTATCTCGACGAGGCCGCTGGCACCGTCGCCTCCGTTGCCATTGATAGCGTAGTCCCCACCGCCGCCTCCCCCGCCTGGGTACGAGCCGGGGAGCATGTCGTCGGCACCGGTGCTCGCCCCCTTACCTCCGGCTCCGGTCGTGGCGCCAATAACTGAGGCACCACCCGCACCGCCGGCTGTCGGCACGCCACCGTTGGCTCCGTTGTTACCGTTGACCGTCGTGCCGGCCGAGGAGCCACCGCCGCCGGCTCCCTGCGGCACAGTGGTGCAGGAGCCGCCATTACCTCCGGAGTACTTGGTCGTGCCCGTGCCACCTGCCGCCGACCCGCCGTAGCCGGGGTAACCGTCGGCGACCGATGAGGCTCCGCCCAGAGCGTTTACCGTTCCTGTGGAGCCGAAGTAGCTGTTACCCCCGTTGCCGGTGCCGCCTACCGACGTATCGCCGGGACCCACCTGCACGGTGTAAACCGTGCCCGCGGTGACTCCGATGGCTGTCTGAGCAGAGTAAGCACCGCCACCGCCTCCGCCGCCGGCCGTGATCCCGGCCTGCCCGCCCGCTCCGCCGCCGCCGAAGCACTCGGCGAGGTCAACACTTGTGACTCCGATAGGACAGGTCCAAGTGGCCGAGCTGTAGAAGTATAGTTGCATTAGAAGCTCGTAGGTATACCGAGGAGGAGGAAGTTTGAGCCATCGTACTTGGCGACGTGCCGGTAGCCCGGGCCACCGCTATTCTTAGCTGAGCTGGTGCCCGTACCCACTTGCACACCCGCAGGAAGGCCGTGACCGTTCAGGATGACGTTGGCCTGGTTGCCCTGACGATCTGTGAAGCGGTCGTAGTGCTGCGGGTTAGCTGGGTTAGGCGGCGTGCCTGTGTAGTAATTACCTCCGATGTTGTCGATGATCCAGGTACCCTTGTTCTTGCCGTCCCAATGCCCGTGCAGCACCTTCGTCCCTTCATCTAACAAATCTCGGTCGAAGGTCTCAAAGCGGATGTCGAACTCCAGGCTGATCTCATAGTAGGGGAAGCAGCTTCCATAATACTTCTTCTCCCAGGAGGTGTTCGACAGCTTGATGCAACGGGGCGGGAGTCCCCACAACGGTGCCCCGTTCACTGTGTCCTGCATTTGGCTCAGCAAGGCGAGCTGGAGTTGTGCTCGGTTCATGGCGATCTTGACGGATGGCCGCCCCTTGTCCCACTCGTTCTGGGGGCCGTGGAACAGTTCCCAAGCACTATTAGTGATGGGGTTGCCGAACAGGTCCTGAGTCGCCTCCTCCTGGTACTTGGTGAATCCGCCGCTGATGCGGTCCGGCACCATGAGCGGGTCATCGATCTGTTGGTCTTTGCACCGTTTGCCGTCGGGCTTGGTGCTGAAGAGTACCTCCGCCTCCCACCAGTACCCCGGCTCCCGCGAGGTCATCTGTGTAATCTTGGTATCGAGCTTGCACCACGCCCACGGGTCCGCGTCAGCTTGGCAGATGTACTGGTAGCCCGGCTGCGGCAGGTCGGGGCACTCCAGGACCTGGGCAGGTCCTTCCTGCGAGGAGTCACAGCGGATCAGGTAGGTAACTTTGTAGTCCCTGTACCCGTCGTTGTCCCGCTGCATTTCCCACTTGACGGGGCCGACTCCATGAGCTGGCATCACGCTCCTCCTATGTTGGCGGCCTGGAGAGGAGGCGGGCTCTGAAGGGCGTCCAGTATCTGCAAGAGGACGTCAACGGAGTCTTTTTTGAGGTCTTCGATTTTCTTGCCGACGTCCTTGTCACCACCGGCTAGGTTTGGCTTGTCTGGTACCGGTGCCCAAGGTGCCGGGGCCTGCGGTACGTGTCGATCCCTGGCGAACCTGTCGGCCTCGGCACCTATATTAACGATGTTCTGTGCCTTCTCAACCTCTGGAGCTACCGATTGTGCCACGGCCACCGGGTCAAAGGCCGCATTGCCGCCGCCGACGCCTTTTCCCTTCTTCCCTTTCTTGCCTGTGCCCGTCGTCACATCCCCGAGCATGTCCAAGTAGTCGGCGATCTTCTGGAAGGACGCTGATGAGCCCATCAAGCTTGCTTCCAACTTCTTTACGCCTTCACTCGCCCCCTTCGCCCAGCTGTCGCCCCATTTGCCGCCCTCGGTCTTCGCTTTGTCGGCATCGTCGTTCTTGCCCATCTCCTCTAGACGTCGCTTGCGGAATGCGTCCCACGCTTCGACTGCTCCCTCCTTCTGGTCTTCAAACTCCTTGCGGAGCTTGTCTTCAAGGTCTGTTGGTACACGCACGGGGATGACGAACGGCTTGATGCGGTCGATAGCTTTTTGGGCCTTGACCGGTATGTCGTCGAAGTCACCGCCGCCGCCTTTATTGGCGGTCGCCTGCTTTGCAGCTTCTGCCGCTTGCCGAGCTGTATCTTCTACCTTTGCGATGGCCTCATCCGCATCGCCCTCGCCGAACAAAGCGTCATAGATGTACGCTCCGACGTTCATGAAAATCTTGAGCACAGAGCGAGCAAAATCTACTACTGCTCCCAGAGCAGCCATGAACATGTCGCTCCAGTTGATGTTACTTACAGATTCTACAGCTTTAGTAAAAGCCACGATGATCTGCGAGCCTACGTCATCTACCCACTCCACGGCTATATCGTGCATGGCCTGCCATATGTTGCCCCAGTTATCTCCGAGCCACTGGAGAGCAGCCGGCACAACTTCAGTGATGTAGAACACTATATTGTTCCAAGTCTCGACGTTCTTCATGCGGATATACGCCATGACGAGGTTCATGACCGGCATCAGATTTCGGAGGCCGAATTCCACCATGAGCAGAGCGTCGATAGCGAAGTCTCGTACTCCTCCCCAAGTTAGCTCCCCGAGCCCGAGCACTTCCCCGAAGATACCGCGTATAGCATCCCAGAGGACTAGGACCCCATCATGAATAACGATCCAGCATATTGTTGCCGCGATCTTGACTGCTTCCCAACCCGCAGAGAGTGCTCCGACAGTGGCGCTGAAGACCGGCTTGACCCACTCGACGAACGCGGCCATCGACTCCTTCATCCAGGCCGACGCCTTGGCCACACCTTCCTGGATGGTCTTGGCTACACCGTCCATCATACTCGTGACCCACTTGATGGCGGGTTGGAGGCCCTCCAGTATGCCCTTTGCCAGTTTGCCGCCCACGGTGTTGAGTGTCTCCCAGAACCGCTTGAGGATGCCGCCGGTGCTGTTGGCCAGCTCCCCGGCCGTTCTGAAGCCAACTCCTAAGAGCTGGTTGGCTTTCGCCGTGAACTCCGCCTGGTCTTTGATGCCGCGAAGCTGGGGAATCATGCGGGCCATGTGCTGAGCGGTCTCAAGGTCCCCCTTCGCCATCGCAGCGGTGAAGCGGACCATACTCTGAGCATCCTGGTCGGTAGCTGCTCCCATAGCGATGGCGTTCTTGGTCACTTCTTTCGCCGCCTCACCAGTAAGTCCGAAGGTCTCTGACATTTTCAGGAGCTGATTGGTCTCACTTACAGCGATCCCGAGGTTGCTCTTCAGCTCACCCGCGAAGTCCTTGTAAAGTTTCAGAGTTTTCTCGACCTCGCCGCCATTCCCTTCGATGGCGGCTTTGAGCTTGATTTGGGCCGCTTCCATCTCTAGCGACGCGGCGAAGGCGGCCCTGATACCTAAGAAGGCGGTGACCCCAGCACCGATACCTTTGAGAGCGGTACCCATACTCTCGACCTGCTTCGCTGCTCCTGAGATGACGGCGGCGGCTTGCAAAGACGTAGCCTGGGCCGTCGCCCACATCTTCTGTAAGGACGAGCCGTCTCCGGTCAGTCGTACTACGAGGCGTTCGATCTCCGTCTCGGTCATTGCCTTCTCGCCCCCTTCGGGAACCGGCCCGGCCCCTCAGCCTTCGCCTTGTACGCCTCTGCCGCCCGCTTCAGCTCGTTCGCCCTGATCGCCTTGTTGACGTTGGTGATGTCCTCCTTCGTCAACCGTCGGGGCTCGCCGGGAACGTGGGGCCGCTCCTCCTCTGCTGCGTCAGGTGGCTCGGGCTGGCGGAAGGTGATCTTGAGGCTGCCGATGTCCTTGACCCCGCCGACCGCCGCCGCCACCTGCATAGCGTAGTGGTCCCCGCGGTCGGGCCGGTTCCACTGGAGGTCGAGCCAGGCCAGATATGCTCGGTGCTGCCGACCCGTCAGCGGTCCCGACCAGCCGAGGTACTCCCCCAGGGTCTTCCCTAGGGAGTGGGCGGCCCGGAACCAGTCGTCGTGGCGGAGGGCAAGTTTTTTGCGGAGCCCTCCTCGCTGTCGTCCTTCTCGTCCAGGTCACTCAGCTGCTTGATCCGCTCGAATAGAGCCTTGACGACCCGGCTCTTCCACTGAAGGATCGTGGGGAGTGGGACGGCCTGCCGCAGTTCACCGACCGTCTTGAACAGGCACAGACTGACCAGCAGCGGTTCTACGTCGGCAACCCCATCCACGCTGGTGACGCGAACTTTCTTTCCTTCGCCGCCCAGTTTGCTGCTGCGGATGATAGCGTTGCGGTACTGGCGAGCGGCCTCGGCCGAAGCCTCACGGAGGATGTAGGCCTGGCCTTGGAGGGTGACCGCGACCTCGCTCGGGGTCAGGTCGTCGAAGTTGAGGTGTCCATTGCTCTCAGACATGCTTGCTCCTTATGGTTAATGAAGTGGGCCGCTTTCCACGGCCCTCGCCCCGTAAGCCTGGCGTGCATCTTGCTCGTAGATCGTCAGGGTGCCGTGCCGCTGCCCTGAGTGAAGAACGGCCCCGCCTCAACGTTGCCAGCCACGTCGTAGTTGGTCACAGTGAAAGTGACGGTAACCTTCGGGAACTCGCCCTCCTTCAGCTCAGCAAACTCGGCCTTCCGCATACCGCCGAAAAAGGCGATGGTAGAGCCGTCCGGGAATACGCAGGTGATCGTCTGGAGGATGCCGATCTCCGCGATGAAGTCTCCGATACAGCCGGGGTCATAGGAGAACTCCCCGGTGCAGTCCTCCATCTTCACCAGTTGTCGCAGGAACATCGTGTGCCAGCGAGTGTTGAACATGGTGCTGATGTCGATGGGGTCGCCACTGTCGAAGCCTGGCGGCTTGACCTGTATCTCCCAAAGCTTGGCCCCGCCGCTGAAGGCGATGAACGACTTGAAGCCGTCCGGCAGACGATAGCCGGTCGGCGTGCCCCGTGTCCCCGGGGATGGGACACCTCTGAGCACCAGCAGTGCCAGGACGACTAGGGACGTGAATAAGAAACAAGTGAACATGGATACCTCCTTCGAGTCAGCTAATCTGGTACAGGCTCACCACGGCGTTGATGGTGTGCAGGCTCCGCTTCGTGTTCGGGCTGTCCGTCCCGATGAACAGCGCGCGACCGATGTTGGCAATGCAGTGGACCCAGTAGTTTGCCGCTCCTATGACTACGCCGTTCTGGTAGATCGCTCCCATCAGGGCGTCGCGGATGGCGTCCGCCTTGACTCTGCCCGTCGGCTTGTCTACCGAGCGTATGCGGACCTGGAAACCGTAGTGGTCGAGCACCTGTCCGTCGATCATGCTCCGCCCATCATCCTTGCCGTCGGTGTCGTAGAGCGTGACGCAGTTGTCCGGCGTCGAGGGCTCGTTACTCTCGTAGAGTGGCCAGGCACCCAGCGGCAGCACCGTCGGGTCGGCTCCTAGGTTGAGGGGGCTGCCGACGAGCAACCACCGGACCACGTCTGCGGGACTGTGCGTCATGACGATTGAATCGGTACGGCCTTCACCTTCGTCCGCAGCCAGACCACCTGGCCGCCGGTAAGTACAAACTTGTACTCAATCAGATACCAGTGGTTCGCTTGCCCCGTGTAGGCCGAGCTGACGTCATGCCGGAAATTCCACCCCCACACGTCCTCGGCGACCGGCCAGCCGAGCTGCGACAGAACGTTGTACAAGTTACCCGCGGGCGTAAGCGTCGGATTAGGCGTCACAGGCGTACCCGTCGGGTTGTCTTTGTCGGTTCCTAAGTCTCGCACCTGGCAGGTGATGACCACCACGTCCGACTGCTGGAGGCAGTTCCCCTCCCAGACGTTGACCTGGAGGCCGGTGCCGTCGAGCGAGGACACCCGAGCGAGGATGTTGAACCCGCCGTTCTGGTTCACCTCACCGTACCAGGTGGAAGCCCCGCCCATGCCCGCCATAAAGCTCGGCATCAGACGCACTCCTTCTGGACGATGTTACCCGGTGTGAAGGGCACCGCTCTCACCCCACCTGAGGAGAAGGCAAGGGCACCCGCAGCTCCAGGACAGTACACGAAGGCGATGACCACCGTGCCGGCGGCCCCGAAAACCGACTCGCTTATCGTCACCACCTCGCTCAGGTGAACCGCGTCCACCGTGAGCCGGAACAGCGTCCCCAGCCGCGTCACCGTCTCAGTCACTGCCACGCTTTCAGTCCCCGTCGCCGCGACGGACACCGAGCCGATCACCGCTCCGCTCATCGTCGCCGCGTCTGCTGTCGATCGCGTGAGTAGGCTCGTCCGCGTGGCAACATCCGTCAGCATCGCAGCATCCGCACCGTCACGGCTATGCACGCTCGTCGTCGTCACTGCGTCGTCGAGCACGAGAGCGTCGTCGCCGGCACGCAGGAGCTGAGCCGTCGCCGCAGCTCCGTCGGTCAGAATCACGGCCTCTGCAGAGGTGGTGACGGCGACTCTCTCCGTTGCCGCCTGGTCAGCGGTTGTCGGCTCCTCTGCGGCGGCTCGCACCACCGCGGTGTCTCTCGTCGCTGCGTCGCCGGCGGCCGGTGTATCCTGAGCTTGGCGAAGTAGTGCCAGGGACTGCGTCGCAAGCTCGGAGGTCTGAGGATCATCGTTGCTCTCTCTCAGGAGGGTCAACACCTTCCCCGCCGCGTCGGTCAGCGCCGGCACCTCGGAGCAGG